CCTCGAAGGAGACGCAGACGCGCGCTCCATCACCTTCGTCGTAGACGAAGAAGGAAACACTGGTAAGTCCTGGTTCTGCAAGTATATGATGACCAAGTCCCCCGCTGAAGTACAGTACATGCGTGTCGGTAAAGAAGCAGACCTAGCCTACCTGATTGACGAGTCCAAGTCTATTTTTCTGTTCGATGTACAGCGCAGCAAGATGGAGTTTTTCCAATACTCCATCGTGGAATCTTTGAAGGACCGCTTGATCCTCTCGACGAAGTATCAGTCTGCCTTGAAGGTACTCCGTAAGGTGCCCCATGTCGTGGTGTTCTGCAACGAGCAGCCCGACTACACAAAACTAAGCCAAGATAGGTATAATATCATGTAAATAAAAAGAGGTTAATGTGGATTAAACTCTACTTGTCTATGTCCCGGAAGTATGTAACGTTACGCATAGAATACGTTACAGCGTTGGCAACAGGACCATCATTGATGTCATCAGTGGAAGTCGCCAACCAAAAAACAAACTCTAAAGGAGCTTGCTCTGTCGAAAGACCGGAAGTAGATGAATACCGAATCTGTCGGTTCATATGCTTGTAAAAGTCAAAAGTCTTGTAGTACTTATGACCATCCTGTGCATTCTTGGGTCCAAGAGTCACCCTACTATGACGTAGAATCAAAAACTTATCGCTATTGATGGGTAGACACTTCATTTCTAACCCTGACAAATGCGCGCCAAAATCTGTTGAACGCTGGTCGGCACGACCCGTGTCACGAAAGAAGTCAGTCGTGTGGGGATTGACCTCCGCGTTCTTGTCTTTCCGTTGAAGTATGGCGAAATTTAGCCAGACTGGTCGCCCCAAATTGTTTTCCACGTGGAAACAAGTCTTGACACCCCTGAGATTGATTGCCTTGAACTTTCTAGTCGTGATGTCCATGTCATTGGTCTGTGGAATGTTCGTATACTTATCGAACACATACAACGTCTTAGAGTTCGCACTGGCAGCTGTGACGTTGGTTCCCTGTGCCATCTTGCATGTTGAAGTCCCGACCCGATGACCGTACCTTGACTTTGAGAACATGGCGGCGTTCTTCTTCCAACGGCCTTTTCTGTATCTTCCGGACAGGCCTTTACGATTGATCGCGTAGCGACTGAATGTCTTAATGGCCTTGTAGGCCTGAGGCCCATACTTCATCCCGTACCTTCCGGCCGCATACAGCCGACCATACGGTGATCCACGGAAGGCCCTAACTGCAAGGCCTCCAATTCCGCGTCTGGCCATTAGTGTTGACACCATTGTTCTACACGATCCAGTTCCTGCAAAAAGAAAGAAGTGTCCATAATATTACTAAGGACACTTCTCCCTCTCACTTCTCGCAAAGCCCGCCCATGTCTCTCTCCATCGCCGTCGAATCACTCTCCGAAGCCCATCAGCGTATCGCTCTCAACCCTGTTGGCCTACAGTGTACTGGTTGGTGTTTCACACTAAACAACTACACGCCCGAAGAAGTCGAACACCTCAAGAGCGCAAATTGTCGCTATGTCGTTTTCGGATACGAAACCGCCCCGACGACCGGAACTCCTCATCTCCAAGGCTACATCCATTTCCACCGAACCATTCGCTTTGAAGCTGCAAAGCGCATCGTTGGAAGACGTGCCGCTCTTTTCGCCCGTCTCAGAACTCCCGCAGCCGCTGCTGCCTACTGCAAGAAAGACGGAGACTTTTTTGAAAAAGGAGAACTCCCCCAGCAAGGAAAACGAAACGACATCCAAGAGTTTCTCGATTGGCTCAAGTCCCGAGACACCCAGCCTACCAGGCAGGAGATCATCCTTGAGTTTCCCCGACTTTACCTCCAATCTGGAGCCCGCTTGGAAGATCTGGCCAAGGCTTTCTGCCCCGCGCAACGTCTCACCCCCGCCGAAGAAGTCCCCCGTGAAGGATGGCAGTCCGACCTGGCCGCTACCCTCGAAGGAGACGCAGACGCGCGCTCCATCACCTTCGTCGTAGACGAAGAAGGAAACACTGGTAAGTCCTGGTTCTGCAAGTATATGATGACCAAGTCCCCCGCTGAAGTACAGTACATG